ACGTCAAGGTGGACACTACGCACATCCGAGCGGTGGACATCAAAGACGTTGCCAATGCGTTGGATGTCCTCTTCCGCATCGGCGCCTACACCATCGATGACTGCCTGAAGTACTTGGGCATGGAGCCTATTGGTGGTGAGGTTGGCCAACAGAGGTTTGTCACTAAGAACTATCAGCCAATTGAGGATGTCATCGATGGTGAAGGGGGTGAGCAGAATTGAAACGTTAGCCATAGATAGAACGCTTAACGAAAGGGGTGAGTCAATGAACCGATATTGGCAGCTGGCCGCGTCGTGGGAGCGCACCAAAGGTGGCTTCAGATGCAGGCGAGGAAGGGCTCGGATTCCGATCCGCCGGATGCTGTCTGGCCGGTGCGCCCAAACACGGTCCTCACTATTGCCGCCTACAATACCCCTGACGAGGGGAAGAGAAGGGCAGATATACAGTGCCAGGGCTACGACGACCAGAGGGACATCAACAGGGCCCTGCAGGCTGTCGGGCAGAACGGAACAGTGGTGCTTCTAGAGGGCGACTTTGAGGTATCTGATTCCATCGTGATTCCATCCTTCAGGACGCTTATCGGCCAGGGGAACCTCACGGTAATTAAGCTCAAAGACAACTTCGGCGATGATCTGACGGACGGCATCATTACGAATGAGGATCATGTCGGGGGAGATACGAACATTATCGTGCGGGATATGGTGATCGACGGCAACAAGGCGAACCAGGACCCGTTTGAGTGGCAGAATGGGCTTCAGTTTATTAACGTTACGAATCTTGAGGTGTCGGGATGCATTTTCCGCTACTGTACTGGAATAGGGCTTGACCTTATGCAGTGCAGCGGTGCAAAGGTCTTGAACAACCGGGCTCTTGAGTGCAATAACGGCGGCTTGTCGTTTTTTGAGGGGAGTAATCTCATCGTTTCCAACTGTGAGGCAAAGAGCAACCGCCCTGATCCTCTGGTTGGTGGTACGCCTGGGGGAATAGAGTTTATTGGGGTAATTTCCGCAGCTGTTACAGGTAATACCTCTGATGATAACTTAAACGGCATCGTGCTTATCTCTGACTGTAGAGACTGCACCGTCACGGGGAATACCGTTTCTAACTCGGAGTGGCAGGGAATTTTGTTGGCTCTCGCATCGTCTTGCTCTGTGATCGGCAATACGGTGTCCGGCTGTTTGAGGGGGGGAATTTCGCTTCAGGCTGCAGATGATAACATCATCAATGGCAATACGCTTATCGCGAACGGCACCGAGGACCCGCCTTTAACTGAATGGGATCAGATCGGCCTCTTGGCAAGTCACAGGAACAACATCCAGAACAATACGCTTAGAAAAGGGCCTGGGCCCACTTATCCGGCCTACGGCATCCATATCCAGCCGTTTTGTGAGGATAACTTCGTCACGAACAATGACCTTTTAGATGCTGCGGATCAAATACTGTTCTTTGACGAAGGGACAAGGACGATTACTTCGGCAGGGAACAGGCCGGGGACGGGGATACAGGTCGTGCCGACGTATTACACCGACTTCTCCGACTATCCGCTCGGTGAGACGCCTTACGACTGGTTCGGATGGCATCACCAGGACTACTTCGTGCAGGCGTATACGGTGATCGAGGATGGTGCACCTGCGCTCTTTTTCGACATGACATCAGACACGCTCTGGAGGATATGGGGCCCCGTCAATGCGCCTGCTGCGAGGAATATAGAGCTTTTCTGCGAGTTCAAAATTACGGCCACGAGTGCGGGCAATACGAACCCATTTGGGCTCTGGATGCGCGTTTCGGGCTGGAATGACGAGCGTCTCGGCGGCATCTTCGTGGCCGCTGACGGTACGACCTTTGCCCTCAAAAGGAGAAACTTCACGGCTTACGCTACTCTAGCGTCGCAAGCGGCTCTTATCGCTGCGAATACGTGGTATAAGGTGCGTTTTCGCGCAGAAGGGCAGGACTTCTTCGCAAAGATATGGGAGAGCACCGACCCTGAACCTGGTTCTTGGACTTTGACGGCTTCAGAGCTTACGGGTAACCATATGACGGGAGCAAGGATCGGCATAGGGAAGGGCGTTACAACTGGAGAGCTCTATATCCGGCAGTTCGGCTATGCAATAGCTGGGGCAACAGCACCGGGAAGCTGATAGAAGGGGGGTAGAAGGCTTGGTTGAAATCGTGGCAAAGACTATCTACGGTGAAGCAAGAGACTTTGGCGTGCTTGACCGCCTGGCGGTGGGGGCTGTTATCCGCGAGAGGGTGCTCAGGCCGGGATGGTGGGGATCAACCTGGGAGGAAGTCTGCATGCAGTTTGGCTGCTGGTCCTGCGAAGCGGAAACCGAGTTCCTAGCGCGGGCCTATTCAGAGGACCACAGAAGGTTTCTCGCATGCTGGTCTATCGCCGAGTATATCGTGAACCACTTTACTGATGCGGATGCAAAGGAGCTCTTCGGGGAAGGTTCGCCTATCCCCACGCACTATCACCTGATGGGGCAGGAATATCCCAAAGAGTGGGGGGAGCCTGGAGTGGTGATAAATCCCCTCTGGAAATCCAGGTTTAAGTTCTACGCCGGCATAAGTGGAACGCCCATGCGGAAGTAGGTATCAGGGGAGAGTGCTGCTCTGCTCTCCCTTATTCGTAAGATGCGCTTCTTATGGGCTTTTTGCTTATCTTTACCAGCTGACACTCCCTTTGGCGCACGGCATGATTAGTAGTGGTAGTAGTAATACTACCTATGACCGGGAGGCTGCACAGAGAGGGGACTGTTAGATGGATATGCTGCCGAGAGGATATGACAGCTGGAGGCTTTCGGGGCCTCCGGAGCCGGAAGTGCTCGACTACTGCGCGGAGTGCGGTGCGGAGATATTCAGAGGCGATGAAGTCCTAAGCGTAGATGACGGGCTCATCTGCAAGGAGTGCTTTCTGGAGTACGCGAAGAGGGTTTTAAAGCCGACTGTGGTTGTCGCAGAGCCGAGCCTCTTCTGCGAGATATAGCAAAGACCGGGGAATCCCGGTCTTTTTCATTCGCTTTTGATGTTCTCCTGGATGATAAGAACGAAGTCCGGCCGTTTCTTCTTGGCTTTCTTCTTGAGGGGCTCGTCTTCGACGGGGTACTTCTCCTTGAGATAGGGGATGTGCCTGTCGGACCACTCCTTAAGTACTTGGCCTAAGGGCTTACCGAAGGTCAAGGGTAGATCCATGTTCAGGACATGCTTCCTCAACATGTCGAACGCACCATCAAGCAGCGCAATGCTGATCGTCTCGATGTCCGAACCGTTGATTTCAAACTCAGGCATGTTCGGGCACATGTGCTCGATGTGGGCAATCATGATGGCCTGGGCGAATCTGCATGTGTACTCTGGATCGGGCCTTAAGATGGGCAAGACGACGATCGGGGGGAAGTCCTCCATCTTGAGTGCGGAGATGTCCTCCGTCTCATTGACGGCCTCCATGACGAAGTGGACCATGCGGGCGGTCTCGGGACCGTCAACAAGGTCAAAAATTATCTGCATAAGGCACCTCCCAGAGTAACCTAAATCCATTCTAACAAATTCCAGGCCAAAACAAAGGTAGAAAAAATCGCAGGCTACTTTCTCCTGCGAATCATATACATGGAAATTTCTTGTGACACAAACCCCTCAAAATCTACTCAATCAGATTGAGACGTAACATATATTTTGGCAATAATTGAAGGAATACGGTCATACAGACAGAAGTACACTTTGACCAAAAAATTAAAAAAGGAGAGGTTGCCATGAAAAGAACATTGCCCATCTTAATACTGATATCACTATTATTAGCAGGTTGCGTGGGTGGAAGTGGATTTGATCTAGGTGGCGGCAGTAAAACCGATTATTCCCGCCAAGTTCGTGTTATGAACGAATACTCGTATACGAATTCCCTTGGCGAAGAGTCGCTTTACCTAATTGTCCAAAACGATTCCAACAAGACGCTAGACATATCAGCCAACGTCAAGGCCCTTAACACAGCTGGGCACTTAGTGGGAGCCAAAATCGATTCTAAGAAATGCGTTCCTGCTGGCGAGAAAACCATCCTATCCTTCTCCTTCGATGAGCCTTATAGTAAAATTGAATATGTGCTGGATGCAAGCGTAAGTAGTTACACCCCAGTTATTCAAAACCTATCATATGTAAGTCAGTCTGCGCTGGGTAAAGAAATCGTCACTGTAACCAACAACGGCAATGTAGTAGCAAATTTTGTTCAAGTGCATTGCTTGTTCTTTGATGGCGACGAGCTAGTAGATTACAAAAGCGACTATTTCACCGATAGCGATTTCGAACTTAAGCCCGGAAAGGAAATAACTAAAGAACTGAGATCCTATAGCGACTACGATTCTACCGTGATAATTTTGACAGGACGTGGCAAATTCAACTACTAGGAGATTCAACTCCTTTAGCATAGCAAAGGCTACCGATACGCTTGATGAAAAGTAATGGGGAATATTGCTTAACGCAATATCGATCTACAGAGGCACCAAAGCCGGCGAATAGCAAATGACAGCGCACAAAGCCTAAGGAAATCACTGTTTTTTGCAAGAGGTTTTTCCCCAAAGTTGCAGACCTTTTTCCCCAGTATTGCATGTCCGTTTTCCTCTTTGATGCAGCTCGGAGGATATGGAAAGCTTAGGGCAATGATTGGAGCCAATAACTTTTCCTATGATGAAAAAGGCACTTTGAAATTCATGTTTAGAGGATGTCAGAAAGCTAATTTCCTAGAGGTAATTTTGAACCCTGACGATACATATACGATGGTGTTTGGGAAGATCACTAGCCTAGATAAGAAGGAAGTCGGCAGATTTGAAGGTGTGTATTGGAAACAGTTGAAATTGGTATTCGAGGCCGAAACAGGTTTATATTTATCACTATAAAGAGAGACCGGGAAACCGGTCTTTTTTGATGTCTCCTTTTGTAGGGGGATGCTTGGAAATGCGCTCTATGAGCGCATTTGGGAGTAATTGGCGCAAGAAAAGCCGCTGACTTTTATTATTATTGGTGTTATTATTATTACAGAGGGCGGGACAACACGCCTGAAGTAATAAGGAGGAACACCAATGACAGTAACAGCCTTTGACCGAAACAGAACCTTTGGAGTAGAAATCGAATTCACCGATTTGAGTGAACGGGAGATTATGGACCTTGTCCGCAAGCTCACTGCTTCTGGTATTCCTACTAGATATGAGGGGTACAATCACCAGCTCCGGACTACCTGGAAAATTGTGACGGATGCTTCCGTCAGAAATCCAAAGTACCGCTGTGGTTTCGAGCTTGTAAGCCCGCCGCTCAAAGGCACAGAAGGTCTAGAGCAAGTACGCACGGCCCTCAAGGTTTTGTCCAGGGCTGGGGCAAAGATAAATCGCAGCTGCGGGCTACATATTCACCACGATGCCTCCTGGTGGACGGTAAAGGAGTTCAAAAACGTCTACAGGTTATATAGCCGGATGGAAGCCACACTAGATGAGGCCATGCCGAGAAGCCGCCGAGGTTCCAATAACTATTACTGCATGAGCAACCGAGCTGTTTTAGCTAGCCGGTTGGATCAGTTCGAGGCCATCAAGACTATTGAAGGCCTGCGGGATTTTTGGGGTTCAAGATATTACAAGGTCAACATGGAAAGTTGGTGGCGGCACGGAACCATCGAGTTCCGACATCATTCGGGCACCATCGAGGCCGACAAGATCATCAACTGGATCGTATTCACGCAACTGATCGTAAACCGGGCAGAATCCAGCCGCAAGCTGAAGGTAAACCTTGATGATAGGAGGTATAAGAGAACTAATCCTTGGCGGCTAGTGGCGGTAGAATTTGCCCTTCACAATAAGGGTGAACAGATGGACGAACTCGTAAAGAGTGCGATCGAATGGATCGCAGGGAGGATCACCCATTTTCGGACCCTGGAGGCAGCTGCATAGGCTGCCTCCTAGAACTGGAGGTATAAGCAGTGTTTAGAGTTAGATGGACGGATGATGGAGAGATCTTTGAGGGTACTTCTTCCTGGGCAGAAGTGGTTAATGCGATGCGGCTTTCGATGAGGCTGGATCCAGATCCGGACATTAAGAGCTACATGGCCGGGGTTAAGCGCCGGGTGAAGGAATGGAATGGTTCGGTCATCAGAGATGATGATCCGGAGCATTTCATCATGGATTTGGCCGCATGTGGCTTCATTGAGATTCTGGAAGGAGAATAAACAGTGCAGCGAAGGTATTATTTCGCCTATGGATCGAATCTGAACAAGGCGCAGATGCTAAGACGCTGTCCGAATGCAGTTCCCATGGGACGGGCCGATTTGAACGGTTATACTCTGGAGTTCCGACGGGTTTTGACCATAGTGAAGCGCCCAGGCGGCATCGTAAGAGGGGGCATCTGGCTCATTTCAGAGACGGATGAGAGAGCGCTGGATCGCTATGAGGGTTATCCCGGCTGGTACGAGAAGCAGCAGGTCCGTTTATCCTGTGGTTTTGTGGCCATGACGTATGTTCTGAATAAGGGTTTTGAGCAAAAGCCATCGATGGGGTATCTGGAAACGTGTCTACAGGGTTGCTTAGATTTTGGTATCGATCCTGAAGAGCTTTTCAAGGCATACTGTCGCAGCTTAAGGGCAGCGGGGTGATACAGCAGATTTTCTAGTGAAAAGACCTTTCGAGGTCTTTTTTTATGGAATCGCGGAAATGCGCTCTGGGCGGTCGTTTGGGCGAATTTCCCAGTAGACGCATGTTATTATTGGTGGTATTATTATTACAGAGGCCCAAACATACGGAAAGGAGATCCACAGATGGCGGTACAGACGATGGTTTTCAAAAGCAGCAGGATCCTCGGAGGTTCGATCACTCGGGTACTTATGCCGGACAAATTGGAGATCAGAAATGGGAAGGTTCGAATTATCCGAAGGAAACTGCTCGGTCTGAAGGTCAATGAGGAAGAAATCCGCTTAGACAGAATTGCATCAGTCCGGGTAAGAAGGGGATTGATCTTGGGGCGTGTGATCATCGAAACCTCAAGTGGAACCATGGAGGACATCCATTTTCCCCGGATTTGGAAGTGGCAGGCCAAAAAGATTGCTAAGGCTGTCCGGGAGACTCTTTAGTAAATCAGAAAGGAGAAAGGCAATGTATATCAATTTCAAAACAGGAGAAGTGCTGGATTTCCAGCAGATGACTGATGAGCAGATTGTGGAGCAACTGGCTGACTTGGAAGAAGTGTACGAGGTAGCACGCACCGCAAGGGATGCAGCGAGGAATACCCTCATCAGTCGGATGGAGGCCGAAGGGGCAACGCTCAAGCTTACACCCTTAGCGAAAATTAGGCTCCGCAAGCAGTCTAAAATTCGAGACCGGAAGCTGGTGGAAACGCTGTATAAGATTTGCCCAACGGAACTTCGCGACAAATGTTTCGCCATGGATTTACGACCGCTCAAAACAGGTTTGAACGAGCTGGCGAAGCTGGGCGAAGAGTGGCGCAAAAAAGTGGAAGCTATCTACACTGAGACCTGGATGTTGGCCGTGGAATGGGCGAAGGCCGAGGAAGAGAACGCTAGAGAGAAAATTGACCTCGCCAGCATCACTGATGTCCCCTTTTAGCCAGTAACCATTCATTCAGCCTTTGACCGAGGACAGGAAGGAGATCCGCTAGATGGTTAATCAAAAGGTGCATCCAAACAGGCCGCAGTTGCGGCAGCAGAAGGTGAACATAGAATGGGACGAGATTGCTCAAAACCCAGGTGAGTTACCCTTTATCGTCCTTGTGGAGGGGATGCAAGGGGTAGGTAAGACGCATTTTTCCATGACATTTCCAGAACCCATTTTCCTCCTAGATACGGAAAACCGCGCCGATGTAGTGGCCGCGAAATTCGCCGGCAGTAAGAAGGTTTATCGAAAGAAGATCACGACCTTCAATGAACTGCGGCAGGTTCTTCTCCAGCGAGTTTTCACCGAGCACCAGGGCGGCACAATCGTTATTGATTCGGGATCAGATCTGCAGGCCATGGCAGAATTGGAATACCTGGAAGAAGCTAGGGTCGAGAAGATTTTCCCAACCTACATTTGGGCCCGCGTCTGGGAGAAGATTGATAACATGCTCAAGATCATCCGAGATAAGGGCTTTTACTGTGTGATCACCGGACGGCTGCGGGAAGAATACACAGAGGACGGAAAGAGAACCGGGTATTATGTTTTCGAGGGGTATAAGAAACTACCTTATCGGGTAGATTTGCATTTGAGGCTTCTGCCGAATTTTACTGCCGAAGTGTATAAGAACGGTTTCCGAAATGAACCCATCAACCAGGTGAGAATCCTGGAGCGTCCAAGCTATCCGGAAATCATGGATAAACTTATCAGAACCGATCTGCAGATGCCGACATTGGAGCTGGAGGAAGTAAAACCCAGCGCGAAAGTTCCTGCAGAGCGGGAAGTCCTAGGGGTGCAGCAGGCGAAACAGGATCAAACCTCAAAAGGCAGGGAGAAAAGACCAGCTAGAGAGACCGAAGAAACGGAAGATGACAAGCAGGCTGTTCTAGAGGCCCTAGGAGGAGAGATTTTCAATCGGGAAGGTAATCACCTTACTGAATCCGGAATCGAGGCCCAGAATGGATTTAGTGAAGCCGTTTTGAACCAGGAGGCCTCAAGGGAACAGGTAGTGGAAGCGTACAAGTATGGTTTGCAGTTGGGGTTAGATAACGCTACTTTGAAGATGCTGCTTTACAACATTCGCGGTGGAGAAGCGACCGATCATGATCGGATAAGCGTAGGAATGACGGTGGAGGAAATTGATCTGTGGAAGGCACAGATGGATGAGATAGCCAAAGAATTCCTTTCAGCGTCAAATTAGGGATTAGCGGCTCTCCGGAGCCGCTTTTTTTGGGACCTTTATCTTGTTATTGGTGCTATTGGTATTATTGATGATTTGCCGCGGGTGATGGGTTCGTGTTATTATTGCAGAAGAAAGGGGATTTTTGACGATGAACGACCTAAAGGCGTGGATGGAGGAAAATCCTCTGCGTAAGTTCCGCTCGAAGAACAAGCTATCTATTATGAAGGCAGCCTCGCTGATAGGTGTGGGCATGAGCACCATCCAGACCTGGGAATGTGGAGCGCATCTGCCTAAACCAGAGAGCTTCGAAGCGATGGCTAATGTGACAGGAATAGAGAACATTGAGCAGCTTTGGATGGAGTGGCTTAACCGGAAACCTTCTTTCACGGCAAAATAATGCTATTGATCGCCATTACCCCACTGGAGGCAAATCATGGTTTTGAAGAACAAAAAGGGCTTTGTTCCCATCGCGGTTGTAGACATAGACGAATGGGAGGCCATCCGGGATTATTGCGCGAGACGCGATGTGATGCTTGGCGGGGATTATGACTGCCCGTATGGGGGAGCAATCAACATCTGGCTGCAGAAAGACTGGTTAGATCCGGAAAGGGAGCTGCATGGCTCGTACTATCCGGATTTTTCCGAGACGACGATCGGGATGGTCAACGTCTATTTCTATACCGGCGCATATCTGAATGAGAATCAACAGCGGCCTTGGGAAACTGAGGACGTAGAGTACAGCTGGGAAGGAAACTGGTCGCCGGCAATGGGCCGTGAGCATTTCATGGAGGTTTTCCGTGCTGCGTTAAACAAGGAGTATGCCTACGGTCTAAATGAGATCTTGAGCTCTATGGATACTTGAGGATATGCGAAGTAATGTCGCGCGGAAAGGCAGGTTTTTAGGCTCAAAAAAACGAAAGATAACAACAGTTTTCTGCCGTTTTTAGGGAGGCGAACTTTATGGCACTTGAACTTCAAACTGATGTCGCAATGTATCTTCGGCCAAGACTTCAGGCATCGAATGAGCGGATAATTGATCTGTGGTTATCGAGAAAAGCAGAAAAAACCCAAAAGGCGTACCTCAGAGATATTGGGCAGTTTCTGGATTTTGTTGGATATAAGCATGTAAATGAGATTACTCTGCCTGATATAGTTGATTTCCTGAATACTTTGGCTCATCTAGCAGAATCAACTCGGGCCAGAAAGATTGCAGCAATAAAGTCGCTGCTTGCTTTTGCTTATAAAGCTGGCTTTACAGTCGTGAATGTAGGGGCTGCGGTTGAAAGTATAAGCGTTCCTAATGAGCTCACGGACAGGATACTGACCGAAACCGAAGTATTTCGCATGATTGAATATACGAAAAAACCAAGGGATAAAGCTCTGATTAGATTCCTTTATTCGACAGCAGTCAGGGTTGAGGAAGCACATGAAATAAGATGGAAGCACATTTCCGATGGAGTGCTCACAGTCAAGGGCAAGGGAGGCAAAAACCGATTCCTAAAGCTCACCGAGGAAACGCTGGAAGTATTGGAAAGCATCAGACCAGAGGACTGGGAGCCTGAAGATCCGGTGTTTGTTTCTCAAAAGGGTAATCCCCTTTCAACTCGGAGGATGTGGGAAATTGTCAAAATGGCTGGGAAAAGGGCTGGGATAAAAAAAGATGTTAGTCCTCATTTTATGCGGCACAGTCATGCAACCCATGCCTTAGAGCGTGGTGCGCCTATCCACTTAGTGCAGGCGCAACTTGGACATGCTTCTTTGACTACTACCTCAAAATACACGCATGTGCGCCCTGATGATACTTCGAGCAG